ATATGGAAAGAGATTAAGATGAAAGTCATTAAGTATCTACCATTCATAAAACTAGATTGTAATTTATATAAAAATAGTATTTTAAACACGATAGGAACCAAGCTATGAGCTTCTTTGAATCAGACTTAGTACAAGAAGATTTACAAAACATCTTCAATACTTATCATGCGATAGCATCTATGACTCAACAACTGTCTACTCTGGACAGAGAAAGTAGGATAGAACATATCGGAGAGTGTAAAGGATTGATTGAGAAGCAGAAGGTATTCTTTACTAGGTTATGTCTTGCAGCATCTAATGATGCAGAGGCAGCAGACATGAAGGTAAGGATCAATACGATGTCTCAAGCATTTGGATATGCTGACCTCCATGCATGTATGGATGCCATGATAAAGACCCTAGAGCAAGCAGAACGAACTGCTTGACACCTTATAAATAGTATGCTACTATAATCCAGTAGTAACAATACAACTCAATACGGAGAATACAATTATGTCTTTTGCTTCTTTAAAGAAGGCTAGTGGTGGTAACTCACTTGCTAGACTAACACAAGAGATAGAAAAACTAAATCAACCTCAACAGACAGGCGCAGATGAGCGTCTATGGAAGCCAGAACTTGATAAATCAGGTAATGGTTTTGCTGTTATTAGATTCCTACCAGCACCCGATGGCGAAGAAATGCCTTGGGCAAAGATATGGAGTCATGCGTTCAAAGGACCTGGCGGTCAGTGGTACATCGAGAACTCTCTTACTACTTTAGGTAAGGATGATCCCGTTGGTGAACTGAACAGGGAACTCTGGAACAGTGGTCGTGACGAAGACAAGTCGATTGCTAGAGCACAGAAGCGTAAGCTTTCTTACTACTCTAACATCTATGTTGTGTCTGATCCTGCACACCCAGAGAACGAAGGAAGAGTCTTCCTTTATAAGTATGGTAAGAAGATCTTTGACAAACTTGTTGAAGCAATGCAACCTGCTTTTGCTGATGAGACTCCTGTTGATCCATTTGACCTATGGAAGGGTGCAGATTTTAAACTTAAGATCCGCAAACTAGATGGTTACTGGAACTATGATAAGTCTGAGTTCGCTGATGCAGCAACTCTAGGTGGTTTTGATGATGATAAGTTAGAGTCCATATGGAAAGGATGCTACTCACTCGCTGAGTTTGAGTCTGCTAAAAACTTTAAGTCTTATGAGCAACTTAAGTCTCGTTTGACATTAGTTCTTGGTAGAAGTACTGCACCAACGAAAGTTGATCAGGAAACTCTAGAAAACGAGACCGAGAGTAGAGGAAATTGGGGTCAAGAAGTCTCCGAGTTCCGTAAGCAAGCAGTTGCTGCTTCTCCTGTAGAAAACGATGCAGATACATTGTCTTACTTTGCTAAACTAGCAGAAGAAGACTAGTAGACTGATCATAAACTGTCACAAGGGGGGGTTGTATGACCTCCCTTTTGTGTTATAATATTACTATACAAACGGAGGACTCAATGAAAGCTGCACTCGCTGCTGTATTATTACTAAGTTCAATGCCTGTTAATGCAGGTGAATATCAAGAAGGTTATTCTAGTAGTCGAAATTGTTTTAAGACAGAATACCGAGAAGAATATATACCAGGAACTAGAGAGAATCCTGGTTACATAAGAACATGGAACGAAACAGTTGAAGTTCCTTGTAGATATGATGAAGGTTCTTTGAGAAATGGTGGATACACACAGAGAACTACAATCGAGTATGACAATAATGATTGTACTGATGGTAAGATTGCTGGTGCATTACTAGGTGGTGGTGCTGGAGCAGCAATGTCTCAAGGAGATGGACGCTGGTGGGCAATACCATTAGGTGCTGTTCTTGGAGGCACTATCGGTTGTGATTTAGACGGAGGATAAATGACAGAAGAAACCATTAAGAAGTATACTTATACTAAAGAAGAAGTAGATAGAATGATTGCTCATGCAGTTCAAATAGCAGTTGCTCAGGCACGAGCTATTGATGAAGCATCTATGCGTAAGCATAATCGAGAAGCAACTATTATTAGTATGATCCTTGGGTTTACTACCCTTGCACTATTTGTTGATGGTTTACTTCGTATACTTGGTATCATTCCACCATTTATGCACATCGATGTAAACATCATCGATAAAATTACAGAAAAGACTAAACAAATTGTTGAAACAGATTTACAACCTGTTCTAAATAGAATACCTAGACTATGATCCATTTAATTTTGACGCTGATCGTTATTGTAGCGATCTCAGCCATTATATTAGTAGTGTACAACCCACACAATTGATATGGTAAACTTACTATCACTAATATTCATTGCTATAATGCTGTGCCTCACAGGTGCAGCATTTGCTTTAATATTCAGAAATCTTAGTGATATTAATAAGTTACAATCAAAACCAAGAAGAAGACATCCAGAACTTGAAGAGATAAAAGAAGGAGATGAGTTATTGGTAGTAAAGTTTAACCCTGATTGGGAAGAGGGTGAAGTTGATATTAAATTTACTCCTGATAATAATTTTACTGACAAGGTTTTAGACAAGTCATTACAAAAAAGAATTCAAGAGTTAGAGGATGACGATGAAGATGAAGGGGACGGTGATGTCCCTGCAATAATACGCTGATATATAATTCGACCTTTAGTTCTCAAAAAGTCGGAAAAAAAACTCGGCAGATTTTTTGCCCCTTTAGATTTTTTAAGTTACGTTTGTAGTAGTACTTCCAGGTCCGTTATCGTATGAAGTAACTGTTCCTACGTTATCAGTAACAACAACAGATCCAGCAGCAACCCCAGAACTATCTAAGAATCTGGAGGACATGTTGAGGTCTGTTTTTTTATTGCCTTCACGATCTATTTCATCATTTTGATCATATGCAACTAATTCTTCAAACTCATTATTGATCATTTCCACTATTGGTGGAGTTGGTATCTTAATTGCTCTTAGTAACTCATTCTCATAATCTTCATATTCGTAATTAGTGACTGGATATAGAGATTCTCCTTCAGTCTTAATTGACCCATCTGGTAAAACTGCTCTAAAATCAGCATTTACCTGTGTACCAGCATTTATGAAAACTTCGTCATTATACAATATCTCATTTGTTTCATAATGATGGATTTGGTTGGGATCAGTGTATTTTGCAGCAACGTATTTTTGTAACTCATTTACGTTTTTTGGCCATTGTGTGTAAAAGTCAGTTATATTGTTAATTAGTAATAAAATCCAATCTAGACCAGTATCACCATATAGTGCTAATGCAATAGTAGCAGGAGTTTCATGATCTCCTATAGTATAAGGTTCTAGTAATGTAATATACTTGTCTAAATCTCCTCTTGTCTTAGTTCTTCTGAATATATTCTTTACAAGACGATATTTGAAGGATTCGTCATCTTTGATTCCTTCTCCAACGTATATATTTGGTAATTGTGTAAAATATGCCATTAGTAACCTGCTGCTGCATCTGATTGGGTAATTAACCGTGTTTCGGTAAATGTAACTGTCATAACAATCGCTGGATTATCCAAACCTGCGTCAGGTAAGTATTTCATTGCGACATATTGATTATCTGGTGTATAGTTAATATTGATACCTGTACAGACAGATGGATATATCTTAAACATCAAATCTCGTCTTGTTCCTTCATTTATATTACCAGAAGAATCTACAGTATCGTTATTGTTACCAAAACGGACAAATCTTAGTTGGAATCTATCTGGAATCTCGAAGAATCTGTTTGATCCAACGTAATTATCAGTTCCTTTCATACCTTTGAAGAATTCCTTGTCAAAGATATTAGTTTGATCCTTTCTTTCAACTTCTCCTTTAGGAGTTTTGAATTTCTCCTTACTATTAATAAATTTACTTACAAATTCACCACCTCGTATTCTTGGCAAAGAACCGATTTTAATATAATTGATTATATTCCATATTTCATTAGATTCGGACAGATTCTTTGCAAAAAACTTAAATGCGAAGTTATGGGTTCTAAAACTCATACCTTGGAACATTTGTTCTGCAAATGGGTTGAAAACCTGACCACTTTGTAATTGTCTAACTGTATTAATATCTAATTGTCCTTGTAATCCTACAAATTGGTTAAATCCATTAACCATACTCAAAACAGCGTTTGTTGAGAATTCTGGTAATGCTGCTTTTGATGCTTCTTGTAGTTTTTCAGACATTTCACCGAAATCGTTAGATTTCATCAATCCCATTGCAGCAATACCACCCACACCAATATCTGCTCTTCTATATGCAGGACTATACTGTGTTGCAACCTGTGGAGGTACTGCAATGTAACATCTATCAGGATGCTGCAAGACTCTCATTTGGTTGCCTGGACTTTGCCTCTTATAGAAGTTAGGAACTTCGGAATCATTGTATGAAAATCTCTCACGACGAAGCATTAAATAGTCAGTTGCCTCTGTAGGCGAGTCTGCTATTCTTAATCCCGCTTGTGTTCTTTGTGCAGGGGATCTTAATGGGTACTTATATATTGCCAATTTAGCCCTAAATAATATCGTGATCTTTATGTATTTATGCGTTATAAGCAAGGAAAATACATTCCCAGACTTCCAAAGAAGTATAAAGGCGATTATCGTAATATAGTTTACCGATCATCGTGGGAATATAAATTCATGCAGTGGTGTGATGCCACCCCTTCAGTTCTTGAATGGGGTAGTGAGGAGATTGCTATTCCCTACATTAGTCCTGTTGATGGAAAACGTCATAAGTATTACCCTGATTTTTATGTAAAAGTAAAAAATAAGAAATATATGGTAGAAGTGAAACCCAACAGACAAACTAAGGAACCCAAAACTCAGAAGAAACTAACTAAACGTTATGTTACTGAAGTTGTTACATACAGCGTCAATAGAGCAAAATGGAAAGCAGCAGAAGAGTTTTGTAAAGATTATGGGTGGGAATTTATGTTAATCACAGAAAAAGAACTAAAAGTATAATGTTTGCAAGTATTTTCGCAGCTATAAATCAAATTACTGGTGCTGTTTATGGCAATGCAACACCAGATCCTGGTGTGCCAAATTGGGCGCAAGGAAGAAATTCGTCATTACAAGAGTTTAGTTCATTTTTTAGAAAGCAAGATAATGCTCCCTCATATACAAACCTATACTCTGTACACTTTGCAACTCCTCCTAGATTAAGTGGTCTTCCTAACTGGGGATTTGAAAACACTGCGAGAGATACTGGTTTATTATTAGATTATTACTGCGATACGGTAAATCTACCAAGTAAACAAGTATCTACAGGACAGATCGTTACTCAAGGTGCATCTTATAAGTATCCAACTGGAACTGCATTTAGTCAGATTAATATGACTTTTAAAATGCCACAATCTCAATATACAAGGATGTTATTTGAGAGATGGATAGCATTTATGAGAAATGATGCAGATCAGTATGTAGATTACTATGATGATATTGTTTCACCTACTGTAAGAATTTTAAAATGGGAAAGAGGCGGTGGAAACTCCGTTCATGCCTTAAACAGTTACGGTTCTCTTAGACAGCAAGATAATAATTCTACTGTAACTCCAGATAACTATAGAAAGAATCGTGTAACAGCATGTTGGGAATTGCGAGAAGTTTTTCCATATAATATTGGATCTGTACAGTTGAATAACATGGAATCAAGGGTCATGACCATAACAGTCGGATTCTATTATTCTAGATATAGATTTTATGGTAGAGATGTACTAGATATACAAGATGGAAATATTGGAGATTTAGTTCCATCTAGTCCCGATAGGAGAGCAACTTTGAACTTATTAGATCCTAATAACTCATATATCTCTTACGGTTAGTCCGATAAATACTATTACTGAATTGAATTTAATATGGTATTACCTACATTAAACACACCGAAATTTAAAATGAAACTGCCTTCTGATGGCAGAACGGTGAATTTTAGACCATTTTTAGTAAAAGAAGAAAAAATTCTTCTAATTGCTACTGAGACTGGTGATCAAAATAGCATGGTTTCTGCTATTAAAGACATTATTGGAGCATGTACCGATATAACAGATGTCGAGAATCTCGCAACATTTGATATAGAGTATGTATTCCTTCAGATTAGAACAAAATCTGTTGGTGAATCTGTAGATGTAACAGTGTTATGTCCTGATGATGAAGAAACTGAAGTTCAAGTAAAAATTCCTTTGAATGATATTAAAATCAAGAAAACCAAAGGACATAAGCACGAACTTAAACTGAGTGATGAAGTTGTTCTAACAATGAAATATCCTACTTTGGAAACCTTTGTTAAGATGAACTTTGCTGGAGAAGAACCTGGTGTCGATCAAGTATTTGATATGGCAGCTAGTTGTATCAGTGCTATAACTGATCCAGAGCAAGTTTATGAAGCAGCAGACATACCAACGCAGGAGATGAAGGATTTCTTAGACACGATGACTTCGGATCAGTTCAAACAAATTCAAAATTTCTTTGAATCAATGCCAAAACTTCAGCATGTAGTTAAGGTTTTAAATCCTAATACTAAGGTCGAAAGTGACGTAACGCTTGAAGGATTAGCGGCTTTTTTCGGATAGCCCTACTTCATACCAACCTGAAGAATTATTATGATACTAATTTTGCCTTGATGCATCATCATAAATGGCAAATTGATCATATTGATAATTTGATGCCTTGGGAAAAGGAAATCTATGTGACCTTATTAACTGAGTTTCTCAAAGAGGAAGAACGTAGAATGAAGGAGCAGAACGCACAAAGTGGCTAAAATATCTTTCTATAAATTTATTAATCCTGGTGGTGCAGGTGCAGACAAAATGTCTCACAACGCTGGTAGGAGTGGAATTTTAGCACTTAATCGTTTGGGCAGTACTGTCAATGGCATCGCAAGTGTTGTTGGAGACATGGGCGGGATTGCGAAAGCAAAGGCTAGAGTAGAAAGATTAACAGAGAAAGCACAAAGAAGAAGAGATAAGAGAGACAGGGATCAGAGAGCTGAAGATGAGATGGAGCGTAGAAACGCTCTAATGGGAAAAGGGATAAACACAAAACCAAAAATTAAGAAAAAGACGAAAAAGGGTTTTGGTGAACAGTTCTTAGATAAGATATTGAATCCCATCTTTGGTATGTTTAGGAGCATCTTCGGATGGATGGCTGAATGGGGAACCAAATTAGCAATGTACGAGGGTTTGCAATGGTTAGCAGATCCAGATAACCAACCGAAGTTAGAATTATTTTTACATAAACTGCATGTAGTCTTTACAAAGATTGCTAATTTTGTTGGTGGAAGAATTGGTAATATAATGGATGGGTTTACTGCTTTGTTTGGAAGTGGTAATACGTTAGGAGAAAGATTAAAAGGGCTGGGAGAATTAATAGTAGGGCTGGGAGGAATGGCGTTACTATTAAATCCATTTGGTATGATGGATGCTATTCTAAGCTTATTAGGATGGGATTGGTATAGGGATAAACCAGATAGAACCAAGGGTAAAGGACCGAATCAAGGTAGAAACTCAAGACCAGGTAAAACTCCAAGGTGGACTAAAGGTAGTAAAACTGTCAATCAAAGGTTTGGTAAGAACGGAACTAGATTATTCGACCAGTACCGACGTATGGGTATGTCGGAAAGTGAAGCACTTAAGAGAGTAACAAGAGCTGCACGTAAGAATCCCCAAGCATTTAAACCACCTAAACCTACAAGTGGATTATCACCAAGTGGTGCTCCTAAAGGAAAGATAGTAAAACCTGGTGCTAAACCTGGATTAGGGAAGGTGATGAACCGCACAACCCTAAAATTCCTAGGACCTAGTGCTACTAAGGGTGTTAAGAGTGTATTTAAGAATGTATTTGGAAGAATACCGTTCTTTGGTGCTGCTTTAACTACTCTATTCTCATTAATGATGGGAGAACCATTAGATCAGGCACTATGGAAAGGTGGTGGTGCTGCTATTGGTGGTGCATTAGGAACTCTTATTCCTATACCAGGAGTAGGTAGTCTAGTTGGTATGCTCGTTGGTGAGTATGTCGGTGACTTGATGTACACTATGTTCAAAGGAGATGGAACAGGTGGAATCAGAGCAGTTGGTGACAGATTAAAACAAGATATTAAAGGTGTATTTAATCAGATAGGTAATCTGATTAACTGGGTTAAGAAAGGATTTAGTAGATTATATGAAGGATTACCTAAATGGCAGATTCCAGAACTTCCAAAATGGCTTCCTAAACGAGACTGGATAGGTAAACACATGCTTAAGGGTCTACCAGGAATGGAGATCCCTAATCCTTTATGGTTAATTAACCCACTTAATGCGTGGGACAAAGCCAAGTTAGTAGCATCTTCTTTCTTTGGTGATAGTGCTATACCTAAAGGAAAAGTAGAGAAGGGTGCTGGAGATCCAGGTGCTCCAGAAAAAGATGTAAGTGAATCTACTTCTGGTGTTGATGCAAGAGAAAGAGCAAAACAACAAAATAAAACACCAATCACTAATAAACGTGGAAGAATTGTTGGTTGGAAAGATAATGAAACTGGAGAGATTGAAAAGGTTGAAACTACGTACGAATCTGATCCTAATAAGAGACAGATGGGCAGAAGTGCTGCCAAGAATAGGATCAATGCTTCAAATTTAATAAATGAGCAACCATCGATCACTCCACAACCAGAGAAGAAATCTAATAATCAATGGTGGGATTTCCTTGATCTATTCCCTAATAAAGAGTCATCAGTCCCTGCAGGATCATTTGGATCAGGATCTAAAGAAACTATAGAATCTAGTCCAGGATCTGCTGTTGATACAAATATTGGTAGGCATACTACTGGTTCTTCAAAAGATCAACCCAAAACTGAGAAGAAGGGTAGTAGTTGGTGGAATCCATTTAGTTGGGGTAAAATGGATGGTGGTAAGGTCATGGGAAGGATACCACCTAGACTTACCAATAAGCAATATTTCTTTGGTAAGATCTTTAAAGGTATTAGTAAAGTAGTTAGTGGTGTAGTTAAAGGTGTATCTAATGTAGTAAGTAGTATAGCTTCAAGCCCAATTTTGGGAACTATAATGCAAATTGCACCAATAGTCTTCCCAGCCGCAGCACCGTTCATATATGCTGGTCAAGCAGCAATGTCCTTGGCACAAGGTAATATTATGGGTGCTATTGCACCTGCTATGGGTGCATTAGGTGGATTCTTCCCAGGTACATTTGGTGCAGGATCTGCCATTGGTAAATTTATGAGTAGTCCAGTCGGTAAGATTGGAATGGGATTCCTTGAAGGAGGAGTGCAAGGTGCTTTAGGTGCTGGTATGAATTTCCTTGGTGGGAAACTATCAGGAACTAAGTTTGGTAATTTCTTATCAAGTGGACTAGGACAAACGTTAGGAACTGTTGCAGCAGGGTTAATACCAGGCATGGCTAACATACCAGGAATGTCTCAATTATTTGGTATGGAAAGTTTTGGAGATGGTCCTTTTGGTGTAATGGGCATTATGCAAAACCTAGCCAGTCAAAATGGTATGGGTGGAATGTTCAAAGCAATTTCAGGAATGGTTGCTGGTGGTGACTTTATAGGAGGTCTCCGAGAACTTGCACCAGAATTAGGTATTGACCCTAGAGTCTTAGGTGTATTTGATAGAAGTAGTAGTATGTTTAGTACTTCTAAAGGTGGAGGTAGCACTAAACAATTGTCACAGGAGTATGCTATGCAAACGGCACTAGAATTTGTCCCTGTTCCAATGCTAATTGAGAAGTTAATTGAGATACCTAAGCCTGTGCCGATAAATAATCCTATACCAGTACCAGTTCCGAGGCAAGGGTAGAGTAAATGCCAGCGACTTTTCCTAAATCTAGAAAGATCAACATGTATAAGATGGTGTCACCTGCTGCTGCAGCGGCTAGTGCATCTGATCCTGGTATGTCAAAGCTTATGGGTCAAAGTATTCAGGCAGTTAATAATTTAGGTGGAGTAGTCAACAGTATTGCAGTTATTGCAAATGATCTTAGAAATATACAACTCGCTAATTTAGAAGATTCAAGAAAGAAACTATTAAAAGGATTTAAACCACAGTATACTAAAGTAGAAAAGAATACGTTCTCTGGATTTGTTAATGATTTTGTTGGTAGAGGTGCTCCTAAGTTCTGGGAAGCATTACTTAACATGTTCTCAGGACTTCTTAAGTTCCTTATTATCAGACCTATTTTAGAATGGATGTCGAAGAAGGAGAATCGGGAGAAGATAGAGAATACTCTAAAAACTCTTGATAGGGTATTCAGGTTCCTGAAAGCTTTCCTTGGGACAAATATAACACGAATTCTAGACGGTCTGTACGACATGTTGCGGGATGATGCTACTCTCTTTGAGAGACTAGGTGGTTTTATGAAAGCCATGGTGTCTCTCGGAGCCATATTAGCACCATTAATATTCCTTAGACATCCAAGAGCAACTTTAGCCCTAATGGGTAAAGCACTCAGAGGATTCCATACAGGACTGACTAAGTTCCATAAGGGACTTAAGATGCGTAAGCTGGGTCGTCTTGGTAAGATAGCAACTGTTGCAACTGCTGTTGGTGGAACTGCTTACGTTGGTAAGAAGATGTATGATTATGGTCAGGATATTGCTGACCGAATGGAACCATCTAAGTTTACTGGTGGTGGTGATAGAACTCTTATGGAGTTTGAAGGATCCTTTAGTATGGATGATATTAAAGGTGGTGGTCAAACTGTCATCGGTGAGATGGTTGATCGGATTGGTAATCTTGAGAGAGCATATGGTGGGTTAGTTCCTAAGACTGAATTACCAGGATATGCAACAGGTGGATGGATTAATGGTCCTGACTCTGGTTATCCTGTATCATTAGGTCGTAAAGGTGGACAAGCAGACTTTATTGGTCATGGTTTAGAGTACGTATCAAAGAATAATAAAGGTGAAGACTTTGTTATTCCTATCAATAACTTTGCAACTAGAGCAGTACCTGGATTGGTATCTGCTAATATGAGGGAAGCACATGCTCAGGGATTTGAGATTCCTGGTTCATTACCAAGAGGTAAAGAGAATTTCTTCTGGGGAAGTATAAAGAACGCTTTCAGTAATAAAGGTCCAATGACAGGGAGTAGATCTCGATTTGGACAAGATAATAGTAGTTACTCAAAACCAATAGTTCCTCCAAAACAGAAAAGTGGTAATTGGTTTAGTAATATTTGGAATAGAGGTGGCGGTGGTACTAGTGGTATAGGACCAGTTGCTAATGCTGATTCTTATGGAGCAATGCTTCAAGGATCACAAATGGGATTCAACTATAAGAATGGTAGAGTCACTATGGACTCACTTCTTAAGAATGCTGGTTCTATTGGTGGTTTATTTGGTAATAAGGGTGGTGCTATTGGTGGTGCTATTCAAACTATCTTTGGTGGAGGAGGTAGTGGTAAGGATGGTAAGGCTACAGGATGGGATATATTTAAGAGTATTGGTGGTGTTGCAAGTTCATTCCTAGATCCAGGTAGTAAAGCTGCTGGTTGGTTAGGTAAGATACAGGGTATTGGTAATTCATTCTTCGGACCTGGTTCTGAAGGAATGTCATTCGGACAGAAACTTGGTGGTGCTCTTACTTCTATCACTGGTGGTAGCGGTCTCGGTGGACAGATCGGTGGTGCTCTTACTGGTGCTCCTACTGGATGGGCAGATCAAGGATCTATGCGTGTCGGTGAAGGTGGTCGTGCTGGAGGTGGTGGTCCGAAGAGAGGTCCTGATGGAATTGTAAGATCTGCTAACGGTGGTATAGGAGCAGTAATTAGAGCAGGAAGAACTGCATTGAATAGAGGATTTACTGTACATAATCATCCTAATTTTAGAAATAATAAGTGGCAGAAAGATGGTGCTAACAGAAGAGGTGAAGATACATCTGGTCGTCAACCAGTAAAAGGAGGAAAACTCCATAAGAGAGGACTTGCTATTGATATT